TCGAATCTTTCAGGGAGCCCTTTTGTATATATAGTAATAATTGCAAAAGAAAACGCGGCGACTATTGTCACAACAATAGCAACTATTTTCCACTTATTAAGATTTCGCCTAAAGGGTTTTTCGATAAAGAAATAAGTTACTATTGATAAAGAAAAAGTAATTATTAGCAATAGAATACTTTGTAAAAAATTAATATTTTCATGTTTAACAATTCTAAATACGACTAATACAGGTTGATGCCATAGGTAGAGAGAGTAAGATATTGCGCCAATAAAAACAATTGGCTTCAATGATAATATTTTTCCAACAATCTCGCTTTGATTACTGAAAATAATCAGGAGTGATGTTCCTAGCACTGGAACTAATGTTATAAATGACGGATGAGGCATTGAATCATCAATAAATACTAGAGAGAAAAAAATTAAATAAATACCAACAATCGGCATTAGTTTCAATATAATACTATTTTTTTTCTGTTCTTGTACTAAAAAGTCTCTACTAATAAATGATAGTAAAGCACCAGCCATTAATTCCCACGCTCTAGTCAAAAATGAGTAAAAGGAAAGATCTGCATTTTTTACTGTTAATATTTGGGCTGCGGTAAACGACAATAAAGCTGCAACCAATAGAATCTGAAAAATATGAGATTTAAAAAACCGACTTATTATTACCATGAATATCGGGAAGAACATATAAAACTGCCATTCTGCTGACAAACTCCATGTATGTAGCAAAAATTATATAGACTTGAGGTCGCAGTATATGGATCTACCGAATAAAAATAATAATTAGATAAGAACAACAAAGAAGATAATAAAGACTTTCCGTAACTAAACAGCTCATCTGGCAGTAATAACTGATAAGCGACAATACTTGTAAGTAATGATATAACTAATAATGCGGGGTATATCCGCTTAAATCTTTTTATGTAGAAATTTAAAAAATCCACTTTCCCTTTATTCAAACTTTCTCTAATTATATTAGAAATAAGATATCCGGAAAGCACAAAAAAGATATCAACTCCGAAAAAACCTCCCTTTAAAAAATTGATGCCTGAGATGGTTAAGTGACAATGATAAAAAAAGACCGCTATAACTGCGACGGCTCTTAATCCATCTAAGTCATCTCTATACTTCATAAATCACCTAGCTTTAAGAACAGTAATTTTACCCAGCTGGGAAGAATATCACTCGATATTTATACATACAAGATAACCAAGTTTATTACTGTGAGCATCATATACAGGTGGCTAAATTTTGTTCTAACCATCGTTGATGCTCATCTACTTCTTGAATTCAACCACCGCTACCCGGCAGCCTATTTATGTTGGTTCTTTAGGCCATATGATATGGGGGGCATTAGAAAAGTCCACTTTTGTTAGTGCATAACGATACTTCTGCCATTCTTCTAAAATCAATTTATCTGCTTCATCAATATATCCGCCTTCAAGTGCATCTTTCATCGGCGCGATGAAAGATGATGCTTTTGTAATTAACTCTGTTTTGATGTTATCAGCTTCAAAAATATCAGCTGTACGTTTTCTTTTTACATCTGTAACCCACTCTGTACCATTCCAACTATCATAAGGTGTCCCAGGAACAGCAGTGGTAAAATCGCTATGGATTGGCCCGATATAGTCAACTACTGCTTGCTGCCCATTTGAAATTGCAAATACTCGAGTACCTCGATGATCCTCTGCCTGTTTCCATTCATCATTCTGGAAAACTGCAATCAATCCCCGCATTGATCATATCCGGGATCTACTGTTGTCGAATTGCCTGGAAGACTCACTCCGACTGGAATAAATTCATCTGACCAACCGACGTATTCCCTTGTTATATTATGGAAGTAAAAAACTTTGACGTACCCTGCAACATTAGCATGGCCTGTGTCATCAAAAATTATTGTCATTATTTAGCCCTTACTAAAAAGTTGAATGCAATATTACGTGGTCTATTCTCAGTTGCTGTTGGCACCTGCATTGAATCATCAAATTTAACGATTTTGACAGGTTCGGATCCTGTAGTGACATTACCAGTTACACCCGGCATATTTTCTGCTAACAACACTCCATCGGTATTCAAATTATTAGTCTTAAACTGAATATTTGAAACTGAACCCGTTAGGTTTCGGATAGCATCACTCTGTATTGAAAGTAAAATTCGTCCTATATCAGCCCCTCTGCCTGCATCCCATATTCGCGGGAATTCGCCACGGGCTTCCGTAAGAGTAAGACTCGGGATCACTAACGCGAGTTTTGGATATTGCGATGCCGTAAATGTCGCACCATTCCACCGTAAAAAAACCTGCCCAGACATTTCAGTAAAAAGGTCTGCTGGTGTCTGTGCCGAAGGCCAAAAAACGGCATTTCTATTGGAAATAGACCTGAACTCAAACTAAGGTTAGCTAGTGCAGCAGCCACCGCAGCAAGGCCAGCGTCTTTAATTTCAGAAAGATTATTTGCTTTCTTGAGAAAATCCCTGCCCGCACCACTAACAATGGCGTTAATCGCGGTTAATAACTGCGCACGGTCGCTCTTCTTCAAAGCCGTGNCCTTTATTCAAACTTTCTCTAATTATATTAGAAATAAGATATCCGGAAAGAACAAAAAAGATATCAACTCCGAAAAAACCTCCCTTTAAAAAATTGATGCCTGAGATGGTTAAGTGACAATGATAAAAAAAGACCGCTATAACTGCTACGGCTCTTAATCCATCTAAGTCATCTCTATACTTCATAAATCACCTAGCTTTAAGAACAGTAATTTTTACCCAGTTGGAAAGAATATCACTCGATATTTATATATACAAGATAACCAAGTTTATTACTGTGAGCATCATATACAGGTGGCTAAATTTTGTTCTAACCATCGTTGATGCTCATCTACTTCTTGAATTCAACCACCGCTACCCGGCAGCCTATTTATGTTGGTTCTTTAGGCCATATGATATGGGGGGCATTAGAAAAGTCCACTTTTGTTAGTGCATAACGATACTTCTGCCATTCTTCTAAAATCAATTTATCTGCTTCATCAATATATCCGCCTTCAAGTGCATCTTTCATCGGCGCGATGAAAGATGATGCTTTTGTAATTAACTCTGTTTTGATGTTATCAGCTTCAAAAATATCAGCTGTACGTTTTCTTTTTACATCTGTAACCCACTCTGTACCATTCCAGCCATCATAAGGTGTTCCAGGAACTTCAGTGGTAAAATCGCTATGGATTGGCCCGATATAGTCAACTACTGCTTGCTGCCCATTTGAAATTGCGAATACTCGAGTGCCTCGATGATCCTCTACCTGTTTCCATTCGTCATTCTGGAAAACTGCAATCAATTCCCCACATTTATCATATCCGGGATCTACTGTTGTCGAATTGCCTGGAAGACTCACTCCGACTGGAATAAATTCATCTGACCAACCGACGTATTCCATTGTTATATCATGGAAGTAAAAAACTTTGACGTACCCTGCGACATTAGCATGGCCTGTGTCATCAAAAGTTATTGTCATTATTTAGCCCTTACTAAAAAGTTGAATGCAATATTACGTGGTCTATTCTCAGTTGCTGTTGGCACCTGCATTGAAGCATCAAATTTAATGATTTTGACTGGTTCGGAGCCTGTAGTGACATTCCCAGTTACACCCGGCATATTTTCTGCTAACAACACTCCATCGGTATTCAAATTATTAGTCTTAAACTGAATATTTGAAACTGACCCCGTTAGGTTTCGGATGGCATCACTCTGTATTGAAAGTAAAACTCGTCCTATATCAGCCCCTCTGCCCGCATCCCATATTCGCGGGAATTCGCCACGGGCTTCCGTAAGAGTAAGACTCGGGATCACTAACGCCAGTTTTGGGTATTGCGATGCTGTAAATGTCGCACCATTCCACCGTAAAAAAACCTGCCCAGACATTTCAGTAAAAAGGTCTGCTGGTGTCTGTGTCGAAGGCCAAAAAAACGGCATTCCTATTGGAAATAGGCCTGAACTCAAACTAAGGTTAGCTAGTGCAGCAGCCACCGCTGCCTGGCCCGCTGTAGCAATCTCAGAAAGGTTATTAGCAATTTTTAGGGCAGCATCATTTACCGCTTTAACGGCCTTTGGGGTGGCAGCTAACGTTTCGCTAGTACTGGTGGTGGAATTACTTAGCTGTGCAATACCTGCAATGGATGTTGATGCTGCGGGCAGGCTGGCGTTAGCATATGTCTTAATAGCCAGCTCAAGACTTGTTAGCAGATTTGCAGTGTCACCATCATCCAGTACATCCTGTTCTGAACGGTTCGCAATAAACTGTGCCAGTACGGATGCTACAAATGCGGATTGACGCCAGACTTTATTTAACTGTTCTGACTTTGCAACGCCTGACGAAAAACCGCCAGAACGCGCCGCCAGTGCCTCATATTCTGCTTGCGTCATTACATTGGATTCAGCACCCAGACCGAACGGAAGAATTTCATTAGCCATTTGTTGCCCTTAATGGTGAACCCCAGGACGCACTATCGAATCCTCGGGAATATTCGTTATCTAAATCGAAGCCGAATAAAGCACCGGCCTCAGTTGAAATGATGTAATTTGTGACGCCAACGCCAGCCGGTTTAACGTCTAAATATCCCTGAGCAATAACAGCCCGCATCACCGATGAGATTTGCTCACCAGCAATGTAAATAGTCATGGTCATGTCAAAGTTATCGACGGCGAATATCTTTGTGCGCCCGTCAGGAAAAATGCTTTGATAGATATCGCTGAGGGTTTCTACTGTACCGTCCCAGTGGTTAGCCTGGATCTTTGCCCGAAGTATCGTGCGGTAAGTCTCATCGTCCAATCGAGTAAAGCCTGTTAACGAGTCATACGGCCCTTTCCAACTTCCCAGATCAAAACCCAACCCCTCGGTATCCAGTGAGAAATAAACATCGGTGATTGGCGTTCTGATGTTTCGCCCAATACCCAC